CTACTGTTATCATAGCAGATGCACCAGCTGCTATAGGTGCTGCTACTACACCGATTAATGCAAATGCAAGGCCTAATCCTATTAATATTGCTCCAGCAATGACGCCTGCCATTGGTAAATTATCACCGAATATTACTTGTAGAAGTTTGATTGCGATTCCAAATGCTAGAATACCACCGGCTAATAGCATAAGTGCTATTCCCATTCCGTCAATTGCTGCTACGCCCTTTATTATGGATGATGATATTTTACCTAGAAGTGCAAATGCTACGCCTAGGCCTAATAAAACTGCGATTCCTCCGAATACGAGCTTTGGACTAGCAATCATCATCACAAGCATATAGGTTGCTAGAGCTACTGCAAAGTAGAATATAGCAATACCCATGAGTGCTATCGATCTAGCACCATCGCTTATAGAGTCTGAAATCTTGTCTAAGAAATAGAACATGAGTGCGAACGATATTAGAATTGCAAGCCCACCAATAATTTTCTTTGGTGTGACTATTAGCATCACTAACATCATCGTTGCTAATCCAGCAGAGAATAAGATAAGTGCTTTACCCATCTGTTCGATAGCTTCACCACCTCTTTTCAGATTTTCGGCATTTTTACCAAGGGTAGAAAATAATTTCAGTACTCCCCATACTACTAATGCACCTACTGCAATCAATGGTGCCGCTATACCTAACAGAGCCATGAAAGCGAGAGCTTTAGTCAATTTCATTAAGCCACCTGCCAAAATATCGATAGCTTCGGCAGCCTTTTTCATCTCTTTACCCTTACCTTCCCCTGCGACTTCATTCATCGCATTCATTATTCCACCGACTATACGTTTCAGTAGAGGTTTCTTACCCTTGAGTAAGATCTTTTCTGCTAATAAAAGTTTAATGAGATTCTTCGGAGAAGATATATTGAGAAGAGAAGTGAAAGCTATTCCGATACCAGATGCGAATTCCCTAAAAGCTTTCGCTTTTGCTGGATCTACAGATTCAGTAAGACTGGTAACAGAAGATAGGAATTCTAGTGCAGACTTTGATTTTTTAGCATTAAATTTTCCAACTGATGCTAATAATGCTCCTGCACCACCCAATGCTGCACCACACATTGCGGATTTTGCACTCTTACCACCAATTTCTTTGCCTCCCTGAACATCACTTTTCCCACCAATTTTCTTTTCGATGAGTTGCAGGGATTTCTCCATGCTTTTGGAAATACCAATCAGTAAGTCGAGCTGCTTGTCGTTCAAGAGTAATTAAGTCCTTTTAGATCATTCTATATATCAGCGGTGCCTAACATCATAATTTGAAGTTAGGCATCGATGGCATATTGAAGTTGGGTGTAGAAGAACTCATTTGCCGTTGCATACTATTAGCATTCATATTAGGCATTTGCGATCTTTGACCCTTTTCATCCTTTTTACGCTGTTCTTCCTCTTTATCGTTAAGCGATTTTAGCGACTCGAGAAGCTCCTCTAATTCGTAAAAGGGGAGAATATCCATTTCAGAAGGCTGCAGATGCGAATACTTAAGCAGTGCAGCTCTAAGATCATAGAAGTTTTGATGCGATATCTGAAATAAGGAAAAGACTTTTGACTCCTCCCGGAAACGTTAACTGTGCGGCAACCTCCGAACCACACGCACTACATTCATGTTTAAGAGAAGAGCTAACACTCTTTTACATTGAAGTCACAAACCAGTCAAGTACTGAGATTTTATCTAAAGACCATGCATAAGAATCTTGCAAAGTTTTTGTGTAAATAGAATCGTTAAGTACTCTCCAATCAGAAAAGATAAATGGTGCAAATCTTAAAAATGCTTTATCATAGTCTTCACGTGATTGTGATTTCGCCTTGATGAATGTCGTAATGTATTGCATTACACCTACAGTAGGAAGATACAGATTGAACTTTTCACCAGTATCTCGTAGTTCCATTTTGAAACATCTTTCATCATGATCGAAACGAGCCTGTAAAGCGACATCTGGAGTATAATAAGAAAGCATCTCCTTGATGATTTCTCTATCATCGACATTGCTACAGTTTGTACATTTGAATGATGCTTTCAACGAGTTTTCGCCCCGCTTAAAACTAAATTCTCGTATAGCAAATACGATCCAGAAACGATCAATTTCACGAATATCTCTATATGAGCCTTGAGCATGTGGAAATCGTATCTTACAGCATCTATCAACGATACGGTTCAACGCATCGTTTAATGCTAATAAATCTTCATCATCGATCGTAGACCAGTGTCGAATTTCAGCTACCCCTGCTGCTCTAATAGTGATTTCTGTGCCAGCTGGATAATACATTCCCTGAGAAGGAAGTGTTTCCGGCTTTACTCGAATCCATCCAATGTCGTCGATGACACTTTTTTGTTCTTCGCCTTGAAAAGCTGTCGCTTTACCAAGTGAAGTAACTTTAGGAGTTTCTTCTGGAATCACAGATTCCGAAGCTTTAGCTTCTGATGCTTCTTTCTCCTTGATTAATCTTTCAGCTTCCTTTTCTGGATCAATATTTCCGTGATCAGAGGTTGGTAGATTGCCGTTTTCTTCCATGTCGAATATTTGTTGCTTATTTTCATGCAGTTTCGCTGCATATAATGATATTGTTACCAATTTTAGCGAATGACAACAAAAGTTCTGACACGTAAAGGGAAAGCTAATGCTTTCCCTTTCTTACGAGTGTTTTCACTTTTTACTCGGCAGATTCTTCCTTCCATGTTTCGAAGTCTTCAACAGTAACGTCTTCTGGCTTCATGTCAGGATTTAATGTGATATATTCATCTACGAAACTTTCTACTGCGCCAGCATCTGCAGCAGATACTTGATCCTTCAAAATATCAACTAATGCTGTTTTAGTAGCATCGTCGCTTTCTTGAATTGCAATTTCTTTTTTCGAATTCTTAGGATAGACATTATTACCTGTCTTATCTTCAGTATGGACTGCTATTTTCTCAGTCTTTTGAACTGCACCAGCTTGACTGATGAATTCTTTGAATGATTTAACTCTTCGTTTTTCCATGATTATAGAGATACGTCGTTGAAGTAATCCGCTCTGAAAGTGAATCCTGATACGGTATATTTGTCAGTCGAGTTGTAATCGAACTCAATTGCATTGATATTCGTTGTTGGCCAAACTACATCGAATGTATACTGTCTGAAAATATCGCCTACACGGTTATATGCAGTAACGATCATAGGACCACCAGCGTAATCTTTCTTAAGCGTCATTTCACCAGTAAGTGGATTAAAGACTCTGTTACACCATTCTTTAAGACCCTTGTACATGTACATAGAGTTAGCATCGTCAAGGTTGACTTCAAAATCAACTGAGATATCAACGAATGTTTGATCAAGTTTAGAGTTCGAATATGATCGAGACCATCCCTTGTAAGTTTGCTGGATACCAGCAGGTGGAATCTTATCAACATCTAGTCCACCGACTTTGATAACTTGCTCCATAAGTAAAGGAGTGTTCCATGCCGGTAAAGCTGCAGGTGGTTGAATAGTCAATTCGAATAGGTTCAAGTAAACCGGTTCGAGTTTCCCCATTGCAGCTGTTGAATTCCTGTAGTGTGGAAGCTTAGCCATTTTTATTCTGTTCGTTTTTAATTCTATTCTTTATCTTGCTATATATCTGTATACGCAAGGAAATTAAGAGAAGGGATTACTCCCTTCTCAATTGAGTGTTATGCTACTGTAAATCCTCCTGATGATATTCCACCAGTCTTAATGACTTGGATTCTGTTAATGAACTTCTGTGCACCCTTAGCTGGTTCGATACCTACATCGATTATAGCAAAGTTTTGATCGATGATATCATTCGTGTTATTAGTTTCATCCATCACGGTTGCAAAGTCAAAGATTCCACCACCTGATCGTACCGTATCTAGATATGCATCTACGATAGATTTGATCTGTAATCTTGTGGCTGCATCATTGAATTCGAATACAAATCCATCCAAGATGTCTTCAATAGCTTCTTCTACTGTAATAAGAAGATCTCTTACATGTAGACTATTGAAAGCTGATGGGACTTTTTGGAATGCAGTATTATTTGCATAAATCATATATCCGACATTTCTACGGAAGATGATTGGGTTCCATCCGGATGGCTCTAGTTCATCTCTATCAGCGTCTGTAAAATCATATTCTAGACCTACAAGTCTTGGATTAGATAGAACACCTCTTCGAGGTCCTGCTACTATTGAGTATGGCTGGCCATTTATGAACTTTCTAATGAAGTTGTTTGATACGTCAGCAGCAGGAGGAATATTGAAGTTCCTGTTATTTTCTCGAATCGTTAACCACGGAGCAAAGAATCCAGCGAACTTAGCACCATTTTCTTCATCAGGTAGTGTATACGTGAATGAAGGTCCTAGTGAAAGGTTACCACCATCTTTGATGTATCGTGTTTGCAATAGCGGCTTCGGATCAGAGTTTGTAGGAAGCTCGGTAAATCGAGGATCTGTACTATTAATGAATTCCTGTATAGAAGGAGTATTCATAATAGCCATACATTTTTGTCTAGACTGAGCTAGCTTCGTAACAATGTTTTTCGGGTATGACTGGGTATCCAGACCTCCATTAAACGTGTCTACGAGATATCTAAATGCGATAATATGTCGACTAGATAATGCAGCAGATAAGTTACTATTAGCAGGATCCAACATTCCAAGAATCTTGGCGAGTTGTGATTTGCTTCCTGGCAGATGGTAAGATCCAACTACGAATCCAGGTAGATAAGTAAACTGTACTGCTGGAGCAGCTTGTTCTACATTCCTGTATCTTACGATGCTATTTGTATAAGCTCCACCTGATGCTAATCGTTGATTAACAGAGATTTCGTAGTATCCAGCTAGAGAACCTGCAGAAATCAATCTCTTAGAGAGAACTCTAGTAAGGAAGTATTTCGTAGGATCACCAGTAGATGCTGGATCAGTTACAAGATATTGTCCTACTTCAACCTTATCTGCATCACCTGCAGTAATGTAAGTGGTTGTTCTAGTAGTATTGAATGCCGTAGCTCCTATTGAAACCGCATAATCTCCTACTAACGAGTAAACTCGTAGTGCAGTTGGAGAAACTGTAGCTCCTGTATTATCTTTAACATCTGTGAAGTCCCATGCTCCTGTATATCCGACAGTTAATCCAGCATCTAAGAATGCATTAACATTAACGATTTGGACGTTGTCTTGATCTCTAGTGAATGTACTATCCAAGTAGAGAGGAGTTGGCCCTGCAATATATGTGATGTCACCATCTGTAAGTATTCCTTGTGAGAATGCTTGATATAATGGTGAATATTCGTATGCAGTGTATTGATTTGGTGTACCAGTTACATAATCTAAAACGTCTGGCTTCCAAACGAATTTTAATTGTGTTACCGCAGATGCAATGTAAGGATTTAATACATCGAATAATGATCCAGCAACACCGGCGATAGATTCCCAGTAAACAGTATAGAACGTAGTAAGATTTGCAATATTTGTTCCTCCGCCAAATTCAGGATTCGTAGTATCTACCGTGATTTCAGTGTTTCCACCTACGAATGCAGGTGAACCGTCTACTCTAAAGTAGTATCGTACTCCTGTATTTGCAGCATAAATCCAATCGCCATCATTGATGTCTGTTACCGTGCCTGGAATCGTGATTACAGGTGATGATACAGATAAGACAGGTCCGTTTTTACCGACTGTAGTACCTTCAGTAGCCTTGTCGGGATGTGAGATACCAATCTTTAATCTTATATCAGATCCTATAGCTACTTCATTAACTGAAGTGACAGTAGCGAACTGTGTTGCTCCAACTGCGCCTTCGAGGACTATAGAAGAGCCCGGAAGTACAGCTTTAAGTGAGTTGTACTGAATAGTAGAATATCCTTCTTTTCTGAGAACAAGTAAGTTGTTGAACTTTCCTTGATTACCAGATCCGTAGTAGCTTTCCATGTATGCAACTTGGTTTGGATCATTTAGATTGTAACCATTTGCTGTAGCAGAATATGCAGCTCCTGTAGAACCAATACCTGCTGGTAAACTTGTAGTTGCACCAGTACCTAAATCGTAAGCGTAAGTATTAGTTTCTCCGTTGAGATTTACTACACTATTAAGAGGTGATTGCTCTACGTAATCAAAGTACTCTTTTGCTGGGAAGTTGTAAGAAAGGAAGTTGATAGAATCAACGTTTCCTGATACAAGCGAATGACCAATCATATCCACTCTACCTACAGTAGAAGTAGAATTCGGATCGTAATCGGCTAGAGCATCTCTATTGATACTTACAAATAATCCAGTAGTTGCAATTGCAGAGTTAATGATCGTATCCAACGAATAATTTACTCCATTGTCATCAGTCAAATCTGGAATGATACAGCCTTCGAACGAACCTATTCTTGATACATCACCATCATTTAAGAATGCTTGGATTTGACCCGAAATAAGTCCCGTGCTATTAAAATATCTTGAGAATGATGGATCTACAGAAAGTATACTGAGATTTGTCCAGTCTCCTGAAACAATATCTACAGTTACGAAATATTCTGAGATGTGATCAAATTCTTTAACATAGTCAGGAACATTTCCTGCTCCAAACCAATCTCTTGCCGTAACATTGAAACCAGGTTTAGGACCAACCTTTCGGATAATGATACTAAACGGTAACTGGCCTAGATTCACAAAACTGAGAATCTTACCTGCGTTAGGTGAAGTTGATTTATCGACATTTGCTTGAAAGTATGTCGTGTCTGGAAAGTAGAATCGCTCTTTATTGTAAAATGAGGAGTACAATTCTGAAACTTTCACGCCGTTAGCTTCTGTTGTGCTAAGTGAGTATGACCTGTATTCAACTAAATCCGGATTGGAGGTTGTAAGATCGTCGTTAAGAGGCATTAGAGCTAATCCAAAACATGGACCAGTTTCTAAGCATGTGAATAGGCTTCTTTGGAAGTATGAACCTTTACGTTCAAGGTCTTTGTCTACTCCACCGAAAACTCTTCTAGCAGTCTTAACATCTGGACAGTAAACGGGAGCGTTAATTGGACCCTGCTTAGAGAATCCAACTACTAGTCTCACTGTCTGTGTGTTCAGTACGATGCTTTCAGACCTGTCAATCTCTACGGTGTAAACACCTGAGGACTTGAATTGATTGAGGTCCAGTCTAATTTTTGCCATTTGAGATAGGGAACTTTTTTCGTGTTAATTACACTAATGTGTTTCTTCTAGCTATATATTCATGACAACACCATGTTTCTTCAGGTGTCTCATTACATAAAATCTTTGAGGAAACTTGCAGATTCACTTCCGGCATCATAATCTGCTTCCAGAAGTTTGTTGTGAATTATCGTTTTAATTTCTTCGCCGTAATTATCGTAGATATCTTCAATCATATACTCCATAGCATCTGAGTGATACATTGGTACACAATTTACACCTGTCATTGCAATATCATCATGACCAGATTGGGATGAATAACTTCCCTTCGTGTTAAGTCCAAAAGCTGACATTTCATCGAAAGTATTCTTTTCCGTGAACACTAATCTTCGTTCTAAGACAAGTCTACGTAATTCTCTACAAAAGAAAACTTTATTGTATCGTTCATATTTGATACCTGGTGACAAGTATTTATTACCTTCAGCATGCCTTGTATATAACATCATATCACCAAAATACTCATCATTCTTCTCAAGAGTCTTTCTAAAAAGATCACCTTTAAAGTTTACTTCAGCTGCAATCTTTACAGATTCGGCATCAAATACTTTATGTGATAAGATATCGATCACTTTTGCTAACTGTTCAGCATCAGACTTATTGTCCCTGTATAGCCCTATCTGGACATAACGGAACATGTGTGATTCGTTCTCAATACGATCTTTCCTAAGCTTGCGTATAGCAGCCTTGCTCATAGGTTCGATCTTAAATATGTTGATGACGCTATGATCTCTACCTACACCATCTGAGATATCGACCGAGAACAGTATTCTATCAGTCTTCTTATCAAATCCGTGATATGAATAGCCTGGATGCCATTTAAGATGTTCGTATCTAATTTCCTCTTCTTCGAATGCATCAATTTGACGCCATTCATATTCGATACACCTTCTAGCCATCGCCTTAAGTGATGAACTAGGGAGTAATAAAGTATCTGAAGCGACAAATTGATTACCATACTCTTGATTGAAGAGCTCTTCATTACCCAAGTTTGCAATTTCTCGCTGTTTCCATTCTTCATCACGGCCTGGTACTTGCCACCAATCAACCCGCAGGGGATTATACTCGTTACGGCCTTCTACTGCAGCCTGATAAATTTCATGGAACTTGTTCCTTCCATTCGGGGTAGAAGTGATAATTATTCGTGAAATTTGAGATGAAGAAATAGTAGGATATACTGAACGATAGAAAGGCTCAATGAAATTTGCGTGAATGTGTGCGAACTCATCCATGTAACACAAGTGAATTGTAAATCCAATTGCAGCAGTTTTTGTTGTAGATTGACCAATCATTCTACACCCATTATCGAACCTCATACTCAGTACATTGTTCTGATTGAGGCCAGGCTTCAAGAAAAATGGTAGACCTTTGATAGTCATCTTAATCTTGTCCATGATCTCTGCGGTAGTAGCACCTTTATTTGCTAGTACAAGAACATTCTTATCTACATTAAAGAGTAAGTACCATGTGATAAAAATTGCAGTGGTTACAGTCTTTCCTATCTGACGTGATGCTAAAAAGATATTGAATCGATTGTCTTGGAATTGACGAAGAACGTCTTCCTGATAATCTCTGAGTGTAATGCTTTGGATTCCATCATCCGTCATTGCCACGCAATATTTGTTAGAAAAATAGACGACGTCATCTCTACATCGAACAATTTCTTTAAGTTCTTCAGTAGTATATTCGTAAATAAGATCAGCTCTCTTCCAATGCAAATGACCTTCCCAGAATGGGCTTCCACCTTCTAGATCAATACCGTCTCTGACTTTCTGTGAAGCAGCCTCAACAAGCGCTGATGTCCAGACTTTATTTTTACCTTGTCCTTGTGTTGGTTGACTCTGTACTTTCATTTATTCTTCTTTGTTAGATACACTATCGTCTTCCTCTTCTGTACGCTCAACATCTTCGAAATCATCTTTTTCAGATTGTCTAGTTTTCTCTTCTTCTAGATAATCTTCCACTGCAGTCATTAGAGCTTTAGTTCCTCTAAATCGTGTTCCTGCGCCTTGCCCTGCTGTTTCTTCACCGGATTCTAGCTGTTCAGGTTGAGATTCTGCAATGTTTGTGTAATAGTCAACCTTTAGATTCTTATAGTTGTTTTCCAAAATGACCATGAATTGTGCTAAATGTTTAACAATTTCCATTTTCGACTTCTGTAGAGAAGACAGAACTTCGAAAGTCCTATCTCTAGTACTCCCGTTATCAATTTCTTCTAGTAATTTCTTGATAGCATGTTCAGCAGTCTTCATCTGAAATATCAGATTTGACACTGTTAGCTTGTCTACTTCCATTTTCTGAAATACGTACTCATGCTTGTTGACAAATTCTACTGGTAGATAGAGCAAAATTACAGATTCTACAATTTCGGCTGCTTTCTTATCAGTTTCGGCTTTGACTACATCGTAATCAAGTGCTCGTGTTCCACCAGTAGGTGGAAATGTACCATCACCCTTTTGGACTTGCATCCTTTTGATGGCCTCTTCAGTAGACTTATCGAAGAGCATGTCTTCTAAGTTCTTGGCACGTTGCTTCAGGTTATTGATATTATCTTCTTTCTTACTCATAGTAGTCTATATAACGCCGGACCTTCTTCCTAACACTTCTCCTCTGCGAGGATGGTCTGCCGGAAATTTCATTAGCGGCTTTACTATCATTTTTCTTCCATCTTTATACAATTCTACAATACCTTTTTCATGTAGAAGCATTAGCCAAATAGCCCATTCTTCGTTGCCTTGTGAATTTACTGCAAAGTCGAATCGTTCTTTGGGTTCACCCATCATAAATAACTCATCAAAAAGATCGATAAATTTTTGAGTCTTGTGACTTCGCTTATGCTTCTGTCGCATATAATCGATAGTAGCTTCATAAAAATCGGCTTTAACGGTATCAGCGAGTTTAGGATCTCGATAATGCTCATTTTCAATTCTACCCTCTATTGGAAGAGTAAAATTGTATCGTGAGTCTCTAAAATGTGGACGCCAATTCTCAGATCTTACAGATTCGTTGATATGTTCGTTAAATGTTCTCAATTATCTTGTGTATCCAATTTTCGGTAGCTTACTCTGAGGTAAAGCATTGTCTATTACGAGTGCTAAATTAGCATCCTTTACAATATTTTGATTCAGAACGATCGGCTGCTTGTCAGTGGTAAGAGGCTTATCGAAAATTCTAATATTTGTTATCAGGGTTTTCGAAGGAAGCAGATACATCGGTATGTCAGTAGATCTATCTTCCTGTGGTATCGTGATAGTGTTACCCATCATCAATTTCAAATCGGTAGTAGCAGGCAAATTCGTAACTGGATCCCATTGAGGTTTCCATGCATTAAGCGTAAGCTGTTTGAACAGATTGCTTAACGTCATTGCTACTGCATACCATTTATCTGAAGCTAGTCCATCATCAATATATGGGAAACTAAACCAGTGACGCACGTCATTCAATGTAACTATAAAATGTCTGTTCGCAATTAGCTCTAATTGGAATCCCTTTCCATCGAGTAGAGAACTTGCAAATACCCTCTTCCAAGACTTCTCAGCACGTAAATCAGTGTAAGAAGTCCAGGAAGGCGTGGTGGTAGTGAGATAATCTATAAGTTGTGTCTCTAATTCTAATTTGAATGATGTTTTACTGACAATTTCCTTTACTCTTCCGAATAGTACAAAATTTCCTCCAGAAGCCCTTTTCAATTCAATATTATCGCCAACCATGAGTTCGAAATTTCTATCTACTCCGATAGTGACAGTTTTGATAGGTTCATCAAAATTTATTGCGAGAACGGTATACTGTGAAACGAGTTCTGTATCTATTTTAAACCATGCGGTTATGGATCTGTCTTGCGTGTCTGGAAAATATCCCGTAGATTTGTACTCTACGAATTTCTTCAAATTCCGTTCCGCAACGTTTGTAGTTGTACAAGATGCAACGTACGATTCTACCGTAGATCCAGTTGCACCCGAAAAATCTTCTTCGTATAAGAAAAATGATGATCCAGGTCCGAATATTTCGTATGGGTACGTACTAGCTTCTAATTGTGAAGTTCCAGCTTCATATTCAAAAATTGATTTGCCGTACTGTTCACCCAAATATTTGACTTTTTTCTGTGAATAGTAGTCTTGGTATGGCAAGCTTGGCCCTGTAGCACCGCTGTCAGGCCTAACGTAATAGATCTTATCTTGTGTCAAAGATGTAAAACCTTCAGTTTGTAAAAGAGGAAGATCTGCTATAGTGTTAGCTTTGTAGAAGTACTCTGCAATCACATTGTAATAATTGAGAACTCTCTGTTCGATAATTTCCTGTTCAGGATCTAAATATGAGCGTACAGGATCATCGAACGTAGTAGCAGGTTGATACTGCTGAGGATTCGATATCTTTTCTTCAATTTCACGTTGCTCTTCACCAAATAATTTCTCTACACCTAGAGTGTAATTTTCGAGAACTTCGATTTCAGCACTTTTTCTAACTTCAGCTGGTGCTTCCCATTTGATTAGAGATACTTTGTAGTAAAGCGGTTCATTCATAAAATCTCTAAAGAGATATGAACTTCCTATCTCGTAAATTCTTCGAGTTCGTGGAAAAAATATAACGTCTCTCTTCTGAGGACCTGTGCCTTCTCCGAAAATTGTTTGAAAATAGTCTTTATCTATCTGAACTTCAAAGGGCATTTCCCAGTCCATTCCAAACGGACCCATATTGACTTTATTGTCGGGAAATTGATTATCAGGAACAACTACTTTGATACACTGCTTGACATCATGCTGAAATAGTGAATGTTCAAGTAAATGTACGTCTCTAGATTTGCCCTTTGGAAGTACGCGAAAATATTCGATATCGTGACCGAACATGCTATTCACCATTAAGTTCAAATCTTTGTAAAGTCGAACCGCGCGATTTAATTTGTAAGGCTGCCACGGTGATGCAGTAGCACGATAAATTACAGGTTCGGAATAAATTCTAGATTCGTCTTGAATATCAGGTGGTTGAGGTGGAGCACCTTCAGTTACAGGATTTACAGTGTAATCAAGCGCTACTCCGTTGAGTGTGACTGGTCCTCCGATAAGTAGAACATATCGAAATTGGAACCAAATTTCTTCACCGACAGAAACAGCTTCTAAATTAGCAGCCGTTAAATCTACGAATTCAGAAAAAGTGCTATTATCAAGAGAATACCTGAACGTTCTACGTAAGTTAGTACCTACTCCATCATCAATGATGTCTTCAGTAAAATTCAAGAACTTGCACACATTGACATACGGATCAGTGTGCGATAAAATGATGTATTCCCCTGCGGTGTACAGGATATTTTCCATGTAAGTAGGCGTTATTTTCCTACTCTATATATCTGAATGGGAGGAATTCGAGAGTACGCTTGCTATATATCGATCGCCTCTAATTGAGCTGTTCTCTACCACCTGTAATACGAGGCTTTTTTGCAACTCTTTTCATATACTCTAGGAACGAATCGTCTAGCTTCCAGATAATGACAAATAAGAA